CTGGACAAAGTATAACTGGAGTTGGGTTTCAACCTGATTGGGTTTGGGCGAAAGAAAGGTCAAGTGGTTCATCTCATCAATGGTATGATTCTTCACGAGGAGTTACTAACAGATTAGAATCCGACAATACTGGTGATGAAGATGTTATAGATGGAGTTACATCTTTTGATACTGATGGATTTACCATAGGTACTCATTCTGCCATTAATGATAATGGTATTACCAATGTAGCGTGGAACTGGAAAGCAAATGGTGGCACAACCTCAAGCAATACAGATGGTTCTATAACAAGTACAGTACAAGCAAACACAACTGCAGGGTTTAGCATTGTTACTTATACTGGTACTGGTGCAAATGCTACTGTTGGACACGGAGTACAAGTTAATAATGTAGCTACAGCACCAAGAATGATTATAATGAAAAGAAGAGATTCTGATCAAAATTGGGTTGTGTATCACGAAGAAATAGGAAACGACAGAGAGCTATTGTTAAATGTGGGTAATCAACAGACAAATTCAAGTTCTACATTTTTTCAAAATACATCTCCCACAACAAGTGTTTTTTCATTAGGTAGTGACAATTATGCAAATGCAAGTAGTGGTACATATGTTGCCTACTGTTTCGCAGATGTAGAGGGTTACTCAAAGATTGGCAAGTACAATCCAAATAATACTACAGATTCTGCCTTTGTACATACTGGATTTAAACCTGCAATGGTCATTTTAAAAGGTGCTGAAATTAATAATCAAGAGTGGTGCATTTTGGATAATAAAAGACCTAGCTATAATCCAGTTTATAATTTAAATCCAAATGAGCCTGCAATAGAAACAACTAGTAATCATGTAGACTTTGTTAGTAATGGTTTTAAAATAAGGGCAACTGGTGGAGTTGGGTATCTTACATCAACCTACATATACATAGCGTTTGCCGAAGTGCCATTTAAATATGCTGTTGGTGGCTGATTTATTAAAAGGAGAAAATAATGGCTTATAAATATAAAGATAGATATCTCAAAGTTGGTAAGGCTTGGCAAGATGATGATGGGTTTAAACACCCTTATAACTGGTCAAGTTCTTGGAGTGCTGATGATTTAAAAAAGTGGGGTGTATCTATAGAAGCTGATGTTGATACAAGTTATGACAATAGATTTTATTGGGCGAAAGGTATTGAGAGAAAACTAGCAGATGAAAATGTAGTTGATGAAGATGGCAAAGCAGTTATTGATATTAGAACTGGTAAACAAATGGTACAGTTAGGTCTAAAATCAAATTGGATTGCACAAACTAAAACAACTGCTAATAGTCTTATGTCATCTAGCGACTGGTATGTGACGAGGAAAGCTGAAGCAGATACAGCAATACCAAGTGATATTAGTACCTATAGATCAGCAGTAAGGACAGCCAGTAAAACTATAGAAGATAAGATCAATGGTTGTGCAGATTTAGATGCTTTCAAAGCATTGTTTGTAGTGCCAACTGATAGTGATGGTAATCCTACTGGAAATGCTCCTATTTATGATTTCCCTGACGAGGTGTAAATGGAGATAGAGGCAACATTACTATGGAACTTAGTTTTGACTTTAGTGATCTTGCCTTTTGGATGGGCATTTAGCAAAATGTTTTCAGAAGTTAAAAGACTACAAATCCTGCTAAATAAAACTCGTGAAGAATATTCCACAAAAGAAGATCTTAGAGATACGTCAGGTCGTGTAATGGAGGCACTACATAGACTTGAAGATAAATTAGACAAAGTTCTTTCCAAATAAAGGATAGCCAATGATAGATCCTATTTCAGCATTCTCAATGTTGACTACGGCTCATAGTGCCTTAAAAAAAATGGCTTCAATGGGCAAAGATTTGTCCTCAGCTACGAAAGCGATAAGTTCCTATGCCAAAGCAGAAGCTGAATTAGGCTTTGCTAAAGAGCAAAAGAAAAAAGGCATATTTGGCTCTGTTATGGATAATGCAATAGAAGAGCATTTTAAGGAAGAAGAGCAAAAGAGATTAAAAGACGAACTCAGGTCATTATTCCTTTTATATGGTGCAGATGGAATTGGTCAGTGGGAAAGATTGCAGGCAACGATTGCCTCAGCAAGAGCCAAACATCGTAAACAATTAAAGGAAATGCAAAGAATTAGAGACCGCAACACACTCATAGTTGTCTGCACTATTTTAATAACATTAGGAGCAGGCGGTATTATTTTATTAGCGAATTACCTAAAATATGGTTCAGCATTCTAGCACGAAAGCAGGCAGGATTGCTGAGTTCTTTGCTTGCGGTGTTATAGAGGATTTAGGTTGGCAAACATCTCTGTGTCAGCAGGATGGCGTTGACCTAATTGCTTTTAAGGACAATGAGTATATTCGTGTTCAGGTCAAAGGCTCTAGCATCAAGAGAAGCCTGAGAAACAATGGTTTACAGTTTATGATGGGGTTAGGATCTAATAAAAGATTTCCTAATTCAAATGATTATGACATTGCCTGCATGGTCTCAACTTATCACCGCAAATGTTGGTTTGTTCATGTTTGCAATATACAGCGAAAATCAATCCGCAGACCCAAAGCCTTTTTTGAGAATACCGAACTTGAATATGAGAGTTGGGAAAAATCACTGGATATTTTTAGGGAAAATAAAATTCATGGAAAATATTAATTTTAAAATTTTTAAAGTTTTTAACAAAATCGGAAACATTTTTTACAGAAGATATATCCGACAAATCAGAAAAGAGCAGAGCAGATGAAAGAGCAAGGCATCCATTTAAACTTAATGAACCAGTTAAGAAGGCATGAGGGATTGAGGCTTGAGCCATATAAATGCTCCGAAGGATATTTAACTATTGGTTTTGGCAGGAACTTAGAGACAAATGGCATATCAGAAGCTGAGGCAGAATTTATGCTTTTAAACGACCTTTTAATGGTCGAGGGTGAGTTGAAAGATGAGGGATGGTATAATCAGTTAGATGAGACTAGAAGGGCAGTCGTGCTAAATATGGCTTTCAATTTAGGCAAGCCAACTCTATTAAAATTCAAAAAATTTATTGGTGCATTATCTGACGATGACTATGAAACTGCATCAAAAGAAATGGTCACTGGATCTAATGGTGGCGAGAGCAAATGGGCATCTCAGGTTGGCAAAAGAGCATATGAATTAGCTGACCAAATGCGAACTGGTGAATGGCAGGATGTTTAAGGTATTGATTACAGTTTGTATGATTAACAATCCCACTCAATGTATGTTTATAGAAAATACCCAATATCCAGTTGTATATGAGACCTTTGAAAGTTGCAAAGCGAGAGCCTTAGAAATTGGCTCAGAAGTTCCAAAGTATTTACCCAAATGGAAAGCAACAAGATGGAAATGCACAAAGATTAGGGAAGGAAGATTTACATGATACCATTAATAACAGCACTCGCACCATTGATCGGAGACATAGTTAAGGAAGCTATTCCTGATCCTGATAAAAAAATGGATGCTGAAAATAAAGTTAGATTAGCATTATTAGAAAATTCAAAGCAGATTGAGGCTTCAGCAAGTTCTATTATATTAGCTGAGGCGAAGTCAGAAAGTTGGATAGCTTCTAGTTGGAGACCAATCTTAATGATGAATATAACAGCTATAGTTTCAGTTAACTTTCTAGTGTTTCCACTGGTTGAAGTTTTCACTGGAACTGAGTTATCAATACCCCTACCGCCTGAATTATGGACACTCCTGACAGTCGGAGTTGGTGGCTATACTATCGGCAGATCAGCAGAAAAGGTTGCAGGAAATCTAAAAAAATAGTAAAAGTGGCTAACTGTTTTTAACAAAAAAATAAGTGGCTAACTATGTGGCTAACCGCAAACACAAACCTATATATACAGCCAAAAATGGAGCAAAAATGTCAGGCTCATAACCTGAAGGTCGTAGGTTCAAATCCTACCCCCGCAACCAACTATATCTAATAAAATCAATGACTTACACGCACCTCAAGAACTTCGGTTTTTGGGGTTTTTTTGCGTTTTAAGCCTGATAACGATTACAGAGTGGCTAACAAAGTGGCTAACGCTCGTCAGGCATAGTTCCCTTTTTTTGAAATAATAGTTGCATAATATGCATAATAGTGCATAATAAAGGAATAATATCGCTTTTAGAGTGGCTAATTAAAATAGGGAGCAAAATTAAAATGCAAAAAGATAATAGAACAAAGCAAAACATTCAACTACATGAAAAGATTTCATCTATGGAAAATACAATTCTTGACTTAGGTGTTAATGATAGATGCCATGAAGATTTTGATGATAACTGCAAAACAATTTACAAGTGCTTACAAAATATCAAGGGCATGATTTACAATGACGAAATAGTTTTTAGAAAGGGAGCAAACTAATGGCTAAACACAAACTAATTAAATGTCATAAATTTGGTAGGTTTAGTTGGAGATATAGAGATTTCTATATTCAAGAGGTAGTTGACGTATCAATGCAAAACAAAACATTAAAAGTAAAATTACTTGATTGGATCGTTATGAGTTTAGACGGCAAATTTATTCAATCATGTGAAAAGCCAAGACCAACTCGTAAAGAAATGAAAGAGTGGATTGATAGTTACTATAATCAATTAGAGGGAGCAAACTAATGAACATAGAACTTTCAAAAAGTGAATTAGATTACATTCAACATAGCTTAGATAAATATGGAGAAACTTTGTTTGATTTAGCTATTGAAAAACATAGAAATGGTGATGAAGCATCACCTGAACTTGTTGCTCACACATTAGAAGGAAGCATTCTTCATACCAAAATTGTGAATTTAATTAAGGGAGCAAAGTAATGAATAAAAGTAAATGTGAAAACAAAATGAAACAGTTAAATGTTTGGTATGATTTGAACATTGGAGATGATGGTTATCAGATTTGCATTTATCCAACAAAAGATATGCATTGGTTTCCCACCATAGGTGTTCATAGCACTTTTTTAGATACAATGGGCGAACTTGAAGCTAGACCAAAAATGAAAACAGTTTGGGAAAGTGTTTGGTCG